GACTCGAATCCTTCCACTGCTATCGGGTACGCCTGATACTGGTTACCTTTCCAGATAACGTTCCCGTAATAGCCATTGGTGCCAGAATGAAAGCGGATGAGATCCCCTCCATATGGCTGCAGGTCAGCTTCAAAGAGGTCAATAAACGCGCCCACACCTGCATCGACGCTATCAATAATCATATTGGCTGGTATGTCGCGCACGGCAAACTCCTATAAAAAAGCCACCCGGAGGTGGCTACTGTTTGAATATCAGGATGTTGCTAACTGATAACCCTGGTTAATGTGTAAGCTCAGCCCGTCAGCGGTGGGACGCTGGTGCACCCTAAGAAGGAGGGATGGCTGATTACCTCTGATTCAAGGATATAAATGAGCAAATATAATTTTGAAACTGTTGACACCGACGTACCTGTAAACCATGAGGAGGTATCATATGCCCTTCTTGCAGTATTAGGTGCACTCGGCAAATCAATTGCAGGTGATGACCCTAAGAAGCAAGAGGATTTGCTGAAAAAATTAGACCATGCATATATGTATAATAATGGTTTAGGCACAACGGTAGATGTTGAGATAGCCAGAATGGCAAAATTTATCAAAGCGGCCCTGTAATAACTCTAGGGTTCTTATTAGTATCGTATTGAGTAAGAACCCCTTTCTTCTGCAACTTGCTTGCGGCTCTTTCATGGGCCGCATTTAAAACTCCACCAGGGCGGCAAGCGCTCGCAATTGTATCGGATGCAATTTTCCGCATAGCTTCGCTCATTTCATCGGTAGTTTTCTGCTTAACAGTCATATTTGCAATAGCCATTTCCAGCGCTTCAACGCGTTGTTCCAAAGTCATAGTCTTTCCCCTTATCGTGGTACTTGTTCAAACGTGGCCGTCAGTTCATACAGCGGCCCCGTCTTCGTTAAACTCCATGAGCGGCAGACAAACAGCTTTCTGGCTCCGGTATCTGATGGCGTCCAGTAGAATGATTCAACTGCGCCTCTGGCTTTCAGGAACGCCTCAGCATCCTTAGCGGGGTTGCTACGGCAAGCACCGCTGACGCCGCGAAAGGTGAGGGAGTATTTATCCATCAAGGGGTTGATGCCCTTGGTCTGGCGCTGCTCGTATCCGTCACCCAGCGTTACTACGGCAACGTTCGGCGTCCGCTCTACCGAATAGCCCTTCTGAGGCGTCCATGTGAATATTTCTGGCATGGATTGCTCCCAATAAAAAACCCGCCAGAGCGGGTTAACGATGTCAGATTGTTGCTTAGAAACCAGCTACAAGCTCTTTTAGTTTATTCTTAGCCAATTCCTGAGCCTTAACCTCAACTTCAGAAATGGAAAGTTCTTTATCTAAGGGTAGCTGCACATAAACCACGATTTCGCCGCTATTATTTTCATAATCAATAAAAGTTACTGCCGCATTGATACCTTTAGCTACTTCATTATCCGCTGCGGTAATATTCGTTACTTCAATTTCCATGTTTCTTCTCCTGGTTTACTCTTATTTTCTGCGAGGCTGTATCATACCATTTGGTCTATTGGCTTGGTCGTTAATTTGAAATAAAGCCATCTTCTTACTAATATTTACCGCTTTGGCCTCGATTTGAGCCCAGTCTGCATCTGAAATGCCGCCTGTAGTGTTAATGGTGAAGTAAACGTTTTGAACGCCACCACCTCCGGCCTTATCAGCAGGAATAATCTTCCCTGACTGGTTCGGGATGAATGCCTGCTGCCCACCTGCTGTCTGGAAGATTTCAGAGCGTCCATCTTCGTTGATGCGGTAAGCGTTTCCTGCAGATACCCCACCACCGTAGCGACGGCCACCTGCAAGAGCCAGCCCCTTAGCAGCAACCAAAGACTGAGCATACGCAGCCTGGCCTACCCCTGCCGCGCTGCCGTATGTGGCGATTGAAGCGCTCATTGCGGCTGGCGCCCATGCAGAGGCGGCAGCGGTAGCCTGTGCCATAGTCGATGCCAGTGATGCAGCGGCTGCAGCTTGCCCCATTAACTGACTCTTAACCCACTCCACGCCCATCTGAACAAAGCTGCCAACAACACTGTTAAGGATGGTGGTGCCAATGTTAGCCAGTGATTGTTGAAGGCTCTGAGTGCCGTTAATCAGCCCGGTTATGGCATTGGTCGCCCCGCCCTGAAGCGAATCTACAGCGTCAGCCATGAGCTGGTTGGTAGTGCTCTGGTTGCGATAGATTTCCCATTGCGCAGCGATACGGGCCTGCTCGTATTGAGTATTGGCAGCATTCATCAGTTCGAGACCACGCTGAGTGATCTGGCCCTTTTGCGTTTCAAACTGCTGGATGAGAGCCAGTTCCTGCGCGTGCTGATTTGCTAATTGCTGAACCGGGTCGATTTCACCAATTGCGGATTGCTGCGGTGTTACTGCCTGCTGGGCCCGGATTTTTGCCAGGTTAGCCTGATGCTGCTGCTCGATACGCAGAGATGTTTCGTTGAATCGCTCCTGACTTATCTTCTTGGCGGCCAGAGCGGTTTTAAGGTCTTCAACATCCTGTTTGTAGCTAGCATTCTCTTTGGCTTCCGGTAGTAGTTTTTCAGCAGCGGCCTGGGCTTTAAGGGCATTTGCTGTATCCCAAATTTCCCCGCGATATTTACCAGCCAGTGCGATCTGCTCTTGAGTTGCGCCTTTCCCAAGTGATTGCTGGGCTGCGAGAACTGCCTGTTCGCGGCTTAATTCTTTTGTAGAATCGGCTGCGAGGTCTGTTTGCTGCTTAAGATTGGCAAGTTTTTGGGCAACGGCTTCCTGCTGGTTGGCTGCGTTTTTACCCTGCTGCTCACTCTGCTGCTGCGCTTTGCGTCGCGCCTCCTCAGCTTCCTGTAGATCGTAATTTTCTGCAGCTAGACGCTCGGCAGATGCAATCTGATTAGGGTTGTCAGTGACCTTTGAAGTCTCCATCCTGGCTTTAGCAATGGCGCGCTGACGATCACCTTGAATCTTAAGAAGCTCATTTTGCTCCTCAAGACTAAGTATGATTTTATCTGCGCCCTCAGTAGGGGGATCTACTTGTAGTGACTTGGGGTTGAAATTCTGCCCGGCCTGATTGGCCCGGTTAATCTCATCAGCAGTATTACCGAAGGCTTTCGCAACAGCTCCTTGAACTCTCTCCAGGGTGGTGCCTTTTTCAATGAGTTGATCATGCACACCCATCGATGAGAGCATATTGTTAGTAAGCAAACGGTTCGCTTCTGAGGCAGTATTTTCTGTTCTAGCAAGCTTATCCTTTTTGTTGGCGAGATCCCGAATCTTCCCGTTCAGTTCATCTGAAACCTCAGCCTGCCGTTGGCTAAATTCTGCTCCCTGTCCCATTGAATCCGCATAAGCTTGGGCGGCTGGAGTAAAGCTCTTGTAGCGATTTTGAAGCGATACGATATCCGACTCTAAATCAGCTATTTCATCTTTTTGCGCCCGGATTGACACATTGGCATCAGCAATGGTTCCTCGCAATTGAGTGTTGCTCAATGATTTTAAAGATGAGTTGAGCTTGTCTAAACCATCAGCAAAGGCAATTGCCTCTTGTTTGGCTTGCTGAGCTTTCTGCCAAAAATAGAATATGGCTCCAGCCGCAATCATGGCTGCACCAGCAGGACCACCAATAAGGGAAAGAGCACCTCTCGCCAAGGCGGCTGCAGCTGAAGCAGCTCGTGATGCCACTGCTGATGCCTCTTGCGATGCGATAAATCTACCATTGGCTGCTGTTGCGACGCCAGTGGCATTAGCCAAGGCGATTCTTGCAGCGGAAACCTTAGCTTCTGCAGATGCAATTGCAGCCGCCCGGGATTGAGAGGCAGTAGCCTCGGCAGCCGCAAGTCGCGTAGTTAATGCAGCAGATGCCTGCTGCAACTGAGCCATGCGAGTTGCAGCCTGAATCCGGCCTTGCTCGGTAATTTGAGCGCGTAAACGCTGAGCCTCAAGCGCTTTCTCAGAGTTAATTTGCGCAAGCTGCGTTCGGATGGTTTGCGCTTCCGCAGTCGCTAGTCTGACCTCTTCTACAGAAGAAGCAGCAGTTGCTTTAAGAGTGTTTAATCTGGCCTGAGCAAGATTGAGAGTAAGCGTGCAGTGAGAACCGTATTGACGAAGTGAAGCTGGTCAGGCAGGCAGAGTAACCCGCCACGGGAGCAGAGCACCCACCCGGTTCACAGGCCAGTCGGCGATGACATCAAGTACATGATGC